GGGATGAAGTAACTCAAAAGCTTTATCCCTATAATGAATGGAGACAAGTATTAAAAGAAAATGACATTAAAGCAAAGTCAAAGAAGTCTTAGAAGTTGGACCAAACAAAAATGGCGAACCAAGTCTGGTAAGAAATCTAGTGAGACTGGAGAACGTTACTTACCTGAAGCAGCTATTAAATCTTTAACTGCTGAAGAGTATGCCCGTACTAGCAGAAAGAAAAGAAAAGATACTAAGAAAGGTAAACAACATTCTAAGCAACCAAAGAAGATAGCAAGAAAGACTAGAGCATATAGAAAGGTTAGATAATGTTTATACCTGATGATTATATAAGAAGAACTTCATCAACTATACCGTTTGGTTATGAGTTAGATGGAAACTTTGAAGGTTATTTAAAACCGATAACAGAAGAATTACAAATATTAAAAGAGGTGTCCGAAGCTGTATTTCATGGTGAAATTAGTCTAGGTATTGGAGTAGATTGGTTAGAAGCAGAGACAGGACGTAAGATGTCAAGACCGGGATTGAAAAAATACGTAGATAAAACATATGGCAGAAGATAAAAATAAATCAACAAAAGACTTGACAAATGTTCAAAACACCTCTATAATAGAGAATAATGGTACTACAACTAAAAAAGTTGGTAGACCAAAGAATAGTGAACTTTCAAACGTTAAGTTAGCACTACAAGCTAAAAAACGTTTAGATAAAAAAAGTAAGAAAGTTAAGAAGCTAACAAGAAGTTTAGCTCGAGTACAAAAAGAAGTTGCTAAAGAAGAAAAAGCATTAACTTCAAATGTTGTAACTGAATCAGAAAGTAAAACCTTACCTGACTCAATACAAGAACATTTAGATACTACTGGTTCTTATGTGGCATTTATGCCCAATGAAGGACCACAAACAGATTTCTTAGCTGCTGCCGAAAAGGATGTACTCTACGGTGGAGCAGCCGGTGGTGGTAAAAGTTTCGCAATGTTAATTGACCCCTTGCGTTCTTGCCACATACCAGAACATAGAGCCTTGATACTTAGAAGGTCTATGCCAGAGTTAAGAGAACTTATAGATAAGTCTCGGGAACTTTACCCTAAAGCATTTAAAGGTGCGAAGTTTAGAGAGGTAGAAAAACTTTGGAACTTTCCTTCAGGAGCAAAGATAGAATTTGGCTTCTTGGAAAAAGATGCAGATGTGTATCGGTATCAAGGACAAGCGTACAGTTGGATAGGATTTGATGAGATAACTCACTTACCTACAGAGTTTGGTTGGAACTACTTAGCATCACGACTAAGAACAACTAACCCAGAGTTACAAACTTATCTACGTTGTACAGCTAACCCCGGTGGTGTAGGTGCACAATGGGTAAAGAAAAGATATGTAGAAGCCTCTGAGCCAAATACAACATTTAAAGGCACAGATGGTTTAACAAGAAAGTTTATACCAGCATTGTTACAGGACAACCCCTACCTTGCTGAAGACGGTGAGTACGAAAGGATGCTACAATCCTTACCAGCAGTTCAAAGAAGACAACTGCTTGAAGGTAACTGGGATGTAGCTGAAGGTGCAGCGTTTGCTGAATTTGCACCAGATGTACATGTTATAACACCATTTGAATTACCAAATTGGTGGGAACGAATAAAAGGGGTTGACTATGGTTATGCTGCTGAGAGTTGTTGTCTATGGGCTGCTATTGACCCCGATGATAAGACCATCATTATATATAGAGAATTATACAGAAAAGGTCTAACAGGGGAAGCACTCGGTGACACTATAACACAAATGGAAGAGAATGAAATTAAATCTATTCCGGGTGTGTTAGATACATCAGCATGGTCAAGGACTGGATATACAGGTCCTACTATTGGAGAAATACTTGTCAATAGAGGACATAAATTAAGAAGAGCTGATAAGAATAGGATAGCAGGTAAGACTCAAATACATGAGCATCTACGACAGCGAGAAGGAAGTGGTAGACCAAGGTTACAAATATTTAGTAACTGTGTCAACCTAGTAAAAGAATTACAAGGTATACCATTATCAAGTAAGAATCCTGAAGATGTAGATACTAAAGCTGCCGACCATGCATATGATGCATTACGGTATTTAATTATGAGTAGACCAAGATTAGACCATCCACATGATAGGATGTTAAGAATTAAATCAGATATATATCAACCTTCAGATAATACATTTGGATATTAATAAATGGCAGAAGATAATACATTTTTAAATGCTAATAATCTTTACGAAGACGTTGAAGGTGAATCTGGTAAAACATTAAGTTTAGAAGAAGACCAACAACGTAATCTTATTGGGATTATTAAAGGTAGATATACACAAGCAGAAAATGCTCGTGACCTGAATGAAAGACGTTGGATTAAAGCATATGAAAACTATAGAGGTTTGTATGCTAAGAATGTTAAGTTTAGAGAATCAGAAAAGTCTAGAGTATTCGTTAAAATAACTAAGACTAAAGTTCTTGCAGCATTTGGACAACTGGTAGATGTTATTTTTGGTACAGGTAAGTTTCCTATTGGAATAGCAGAAACAAAAGTACCAGAAGGTGAAACTGATTATGCTCACCTTGATATTAATAATCCTAATCCTAACATTGAAACTAGCGAACCTGAAATACCTGATGATATAGGTAATAGAATAGATAACCCATATGATGTAGGTTATGAAGGTGATGGTAGAACTTTAAAACCCGGAGCATCTTTTTATAACGGAGTCTTTGAAGATAGTCTAGAAGACCAAGCAGAAGATGCTGGTATCTTGACAGACGGTGCAAGTGCTAATCCTCAAGCAATAGAATTATCTCCAGCCCAAAGAGCTGCGAGAAGAATGGAAAAACTTATCCATGACCAAATTGATGAGTCGAATGGTTCTTCCGAAATACGTAATGCTCTTTTAGAATCTGCTTTACTTGGTACAGGGATTGTAAAAGGACCATTTAATTTTAATAAAAAGTTACATAAGTGGGACACTAATGAAGAAGGTACAAGAGAATATAACCCACTAGAAGTTAGAGTACCTAGAATAGAGTTTGTTAGTTGTTGGGATTTTTATCCAGACCCTTCAGCTACTAACATGGAAGAATGTGAGTACGTAGTTCATAGACACAAAATGAATCGTAGTCAACTAAGACAACTACGTAACATGCCATACTTTGATGAAGATGCAATCCGTGATGCTATTCAAATGGGTGCTAACTATGTTGAAAAAGATTACGAGTATGCTATTCGAGATGATAATCAAACAGAAGAAGATTATCAATCAAACTTTGAAGTGCTTGAGTACTGGGGTATTATGGATGCCGAGTATGCACGAGAAGTTGGAGTTGAACTAAGTGATGATATTGATGACTTAGATGAAGTACAAATTAATGCATGGATATGTGGTGATAAAGTTTTAAGAGCAGTAATTAATCCATTTACGCCTTACAGATTACCATATCATGCTTTCCCATATGAAAGAAATCCATATAACTTTTTTGGTATTGGGATTGCAGAGAACATGGATGATAGTCAACAGATTATGAATGGTCATGCAAGAATGGCTATTGATAACCTAGCAATGTCAGGTTCATTAGTATTTGATGTTGACGAGTCTGCTTTAGTTGGTGGACAGTCGATGGAAATATATCCGGGTAAGATATTTAGAAGACAAGCAGGAATGCCCGGACAAGCAATACATGGATTAAAGTTTCCAAATACATCACAAGAAAACTTGATGATGTTTGATAAGTTTAGACAACTTGCCGATGAACAAACTGGGATACCTAGTTATTCACATGGACAAACAGGAGTGCAAAGTATGACAAGAACTGCCTCTGGGATGTCAATGTTGCTTGGAGCAGCAAGTTTAAATATAAAAACTGTTGTCAAAAATCTTGATGACTTTTTATTAAAACCATTAGGTGAATCATACTTCCAATGGAACATGCAGTTCTTAGAAGATGTGCTTGATGTGAAAGGTGATTTAGAAGTTAAAGCTACTGGTACAAATAGCTTGATGCAAAAAGAAGTACGAAGTCAAAGACTAACTATGTTCTTACAAACTGCACAAAGTCCAGCTATTGCACCATTTGTAAAAATTTCTAAACTCGTTAGTGAACTTGCTTATAGCTTAGACTTAGACCCAGAGGAAATACTTAATGACCCTGAAGAAGCAGCTATCATGGCACAAATAATAGGAATGCAAAATGTTGGACAAAATAATGGCGAGGAAACTCAACCCGGTGGTGAACAGTCCCCAATGGGAGGACCTGAAGGAGCACCTCAACAACCTCAAGATGCTGGACCTACAGGCAATGGTGGTGGCACAATCGGAACCGGAAATGTACCGGCTGCAGGGGAGACTACGTTTGCTGGGACTCCTAGAGCAGTTGCCGGAGCTGGTGAAGGAGGCACTTAATAGAAAAGAAGATGGATAAATTAAAAGGTAAACAAAAACAATTAGATGCTAATAATGATGGTCAGATTAGTGGAGAAGACTTTAAATTATTGAGAGAACAAAAAGGATTAGGTGGATTATCTAAGTTAGTAAGTAAATTAGCAAGTTTAAGAGATATAAAAAGTAAAGTAGATAAAGAATTACTTACAGAAAACGTTTCAAAAAATACTGAAAAAAAATTAGTTAAAGAACAAAATAATTTAGATTCTCAAATTGAAAAACTACAATCTCAAATAGATGAAGGTACTGCTTATGAAAAACAAGCAGCATTACAAACAGAAATGAGTCAATTAGCTAATGAATTACAACAAAGAGGAATGAGTGAAGATAGAATAGATGAAATATTAGAAGAAGTATTTGACAATAGAAACTATTCAGAATTAGAAGAAGCTTTATCTAGAACTCCCAAACAAGAAGGTGGTTTGCTTGAAGATGATAGAGAACAATATGTTGTTGGTGGACTTTCTAAAATTCTTTCTAAAGGAATTTCAAAAGTTTTAAAACCAAATAAAGTTAAACAAGAAATTAATGAAATAGAAAAATTTTTATTAGATAATAAATACCCTGAAGCAGATATTTATACTAAACAAGAACTTAATAAAGTTAAAAAAGAAATAGGTTCAGATTCAGAATATTTAGATTTTTTAAGTGAATTTAGAGCTGTTAAAGAAGCAGACATTGATTATATTAAACGTGCTAAAAAAAACGGAATGTCTTCAGAAGAAATTAAAAATAATTTAAAAAATTTAGAAAGAAATCCCAAACAAGAAGGTGGTTCAATGTCTATAGATGACCAAATGCAAATGGCTATGAATCAACCTATGCTTCCAGACGAAGAGATGGAAGATAATTATTTAGATTTTATAATTGACGAAGCATTAGACGAAGAAGAAGAAGATATGCTAATGTCAAAACTTGAACAAGATGAGCAACTATCTATGCTATTTGATAAAGTAATAGAAGTTGCTTCAGAATTTGCTGGGTCTGGTCCTGTAGAAGGTCCGGGTTCAGGAGTCTCCGACAGTATACCTGCAAGGTTGTCTGATGGAGAATTTGTCTTTACTGCGAAAGCTACAGAGCAAATCGGAGCTGATGAATTGATGCGTATGATGAAAGATGCTGAAGCTGATGCAGATAGACAAGGTATGCAGGAAGGTGGCATGATGATGCAAGAAGAAGAGGTTGACCAATTTGGAAGACCTATTGATTCTGATATAGCTCGTGATGAGTTAAAGAAAAACATGATGTCAGTTAATCCTCGCTACCGATAAGCGATAGAGCTACCCTATTAGCGTAGGCACTCTATTATATTAACCCTTGAGGCTACCTTTACAAGACAAGCCCTGCACGTGCACAACGCAGCTACCTTGTTTCCGAAGCCCCGACTAGGAGAAAGAATATGACTAATGAAGTCCAAAAAGAGGAAACGCCAAATCCTTATAACTATAAAAAATCTTGGCACGAAGGTAATGATAAACCTTTTGAATCAGCAGATGGGTTATACTTTGATAAGCCAGAAGATAAGAATAAATTATTCAAATCTGATAGCATTGAAGAAGCAGTAGACCCTGATAATGTTGCAGTAGAAGAATTGGAAACTACTAAGGATACACCTTATAAAAGACCAAACTACAAAAAACGTTATGATGATTTAAAAAGACATTATGATACTAAACTTAATGAGTTTAAACACAGAGAAGAAGAGCTATTAACTCAAGTTCAACAACCTGAATATACAGCTCCTAAAACTGAAGAAGAACTAGAAAAGTTTAAAACAGATTATCCTGATGTCTACGAAGTAGTAGAAACTGTTGCTCATATGCAATCGGAGTCTAAGGCAAAAGTTCTAGAAGAACGTCTTAGCAAACTTCAACAACGTGAACAAGAGTTAGTACGAAAAGATGCAGAAAAAAGGTTAATGGATAGACATCCTGATTTTGAAGATATTAGAAACAGCGATGACTTCCATGCATGGGCAAAAGAGCAACCGGATTCAATTCAGAAATGGATTTATTCAAATGCTGAAGATGCCGATTTAGCTTCACGTGCTTTAGATTTATTTAAAAAAGATATGGGTATGGATGTTCCTAAACAGACTAAGTCATCTTCTAGGACTAGAAAATCTGCTGCTGATATGGTCTCAACTAAAACAACAACAGTTGAACCTAAACAGGAAAAGATTTGGTCCGAAAAGGAGATTGCTGCAATGAGCATGGATGAGTTTGATAAGTACGAAGAGGAAATATCAAATGCCATGCAAGAAGGCAGAATCGTTAAGTAAACTATTATAATATAAAGGAGAAAGTATCATGGCTCAATATTTTGAACCCTCAACTGATACCGATGCTAACTTTGCAAACTCCGTAAGTGGACAAACTAATAGCTACTTCCTACCTAGTATTTATTCTAGAAAGGTTTTAAACTTTTTTAGAAAGAGCTCAGTAGTAGAAGCTATTACAAACACCGACTATGCTGGTGAAATATCTGCTTATGGAGACTCTGTAAAGATTATCAAAGAACCTGTAATTTCTGTGTCTGATTACACAAGAAATTCAGATACAACTGAAACTAGATTAACCGACCAAGAGATTAACTTAGTCGTTGATAGTGCTAAAGCTTTTAAATTCATCGTAGATGATATTGAAAGTAATATGTCACATGTCAACTTCAAAGAGGTTGCTACATCATCTGCTGCATATGCATTGAGAGATTCATATGACGCTGCTGTTATAGCTTCCATGTTCTCAGGTGTTTCAACATCAAGTCCAGACCATGTCTTAGGTGCTGATGCTGCTGCTGCTACCCAAACTATGGGTCAGCATCAAGGTGGCTCAAATTCTATTGACTTAACTGGGTCTGATGGAACAGGAGCTGACCCGTTAGATGTTATGGCATTTATGGCTAAATTACTAGACGAACAAAATGTTCCTGAAGAAGGAAGATGGTTTGTTGCTCCACCTTCATGGTATGAGCAACTTTCACAGTCTGGTTCAAAGCTAATGAGTGTTGACTTCAATGCAGGTCAAGGTTCAATTAGAAACGGATTAGTATCAAGTGGAAAACTAAGAGGTTTTGATATGTACAAATCTAACAATATCGCTGCTGCAAGTACAGCAAGTGGTAAAGTGTTAGCTGGACATATTTCATCTACAGCTACTGCTCAAACTATTATTTCAACAGAAACATTAAGAGACCCAACGTCTTTTGGTGACATAGTTAGAGGATTGCATGTATATGGCTCAAAAGTACTAAGACCTGAAGCTTTAGTTTCAGCGTTCTATGCAATCGATTAAGATTGACCAACTCGGGGGAGTCTTTGGACTCCTCCACTTTTAAGGAGATAAAATGGAAGGACAAATAAGTTATTACGAAACTATTCAAGACAAAGAAAAAATATGTCGAGAAATGGTTGGTTACAATGAAAGTTTAAAAGAAAAAGATAAAGGAGATAAATAATGAAACACGGTATGAAAGATAAAAAGAAAAAAATGATGTATGGTGGCACAGCTCGTAAAAAAATGATGGGTGGTGGTATGTACGGAATGAAAAGAAAAAAGATGATGCACGGTGGACCACACAATAACATGGACAGAGTTGGCATGGGTATGGGTGGTGCAATGGATGTTCAAGACCCTAACTAATGAAAGTTAAAGCACCTAAAGGTTACCATTGGATGAAACAAAAAAATGGTAGTTATAAGTTAATGAAACACAAAGGCAAATTTGTAAAGCATAAAGGTGCTAGTTTAACTGCAAACTT